TGGGCGCTTAGGTCGGCGTTGATGAACGCACTTTCATACACAGCACTGCTGGCGGAGTAGCACCTTAGTGCATAGGAGGGCACATCCTCTTCCAGAGTGGGCACAGACAACTCGACGTCGTAACTTGCCCAGAGCTCCGCCGTCGCGTCAGCTGCCAGGTCGTCGGAAGCCACAATCAGCTTCCCGGTATCGTACGTCTTGATGTCGGCCCCCTGCGGGATTGTCTCATCTCGGATGAAATGCCCGATGTTCTCCGCGAGCGACAAAAGCCTCTTGGGCACCACACAGCGGACTATCTGGTCCCAGACAGGTCCGCGCGCGGCGCCTTCGAAGTTGAGCAACTCGCGTTTACTAGCCGGGTCACGGTCGGCAGCGTCCATATCCACTGCGAGCATCATTGAACCTTGAGCAGACGTCGGCGCCATGGTCAGCAACTCGAATGCCAAATCCTTGAAGGTATACTTCTCGAACCCCTTCGCTATTGTGGAGAGGTAAGGGAACAATTGCTTGTTCCCTGGATTGATTCGCCCAATGCCGTCGACCTCGAACCCGGAGGTTAACCCGGGTTGTCCTAACGCCTTGCGCTTCATGCTCGCGGTTGTGCCGAGTGGAACATCTCTTACCATCTCTCGATGGCGCACGTAAGTGCGATCACCCTTATTGGTGATTACTGCTTTTCCCATTGTCCGATTGACCGCGGTGGCCACTGGTGCGACTCTCGTCGCACTGGACCCTTTCGCAGCCTTCGCGGCGGTTGCGGACTTTTTCGCTGGCATCTCGACGCCCTTCAACTTGGACATCACATCAGCCTGCACCCGCTCCACCGCCGCCCGAACGTCTTCACCCTTCTTCAACTGTTTTCTTGCCTCTTTCTCCACCAGTTTTTCCATGTCTGCTTGCACTCGTTTCCCTTCCGCTTCTGCCCCAACGAATCGGGCGATCTTGCCTGCGAGTGCGACTTCCGGTATCAGGTTGGTCACTGGTTTAATCAAATCCGCCGCCCCAAACAAGGCCGAATTGACTGACTTAATTTTCTCGTGTGTATGCAACGTATGTCGCGTTGTCCGCAACTTGTGTCTTTATTTCTCACGGGGACTGGGACTGAGGGGTAGTCGGACCCTAACGCCGGCGAAGGGTGCGGCCTGCCGCACCTCAAAATACAACGCCTGACGTCTCTTGCAGTTGGTCGCCACTCTAATTCACGTCGGTCTCAACGATCCGCCGGCAAAGCGGAAACGCATAGAGATCGACGTGGGGCGACCGAATACGACTCAACTCCTGTTCTACAGCCTGGATTTCGGCCGGAGAAGTGTCGTAGAGAACCATGAACATCTCCATGGTCTCAGAATTTGCTTCCGCGTATGTGGTGGAGTGTGGTTTGTAATACGCGTCGGCACTGGTCAACAAAGGACCTTCGGGCACGTCTCGGGTGATTTCGCAGATTCGAGTGACAAGCGCGCGCATGATGGGCACGAAGGAGAAGTCTAACCGCTGTCCAAGCGCGACATCCCGTGCCCACCGCAAACCATGTCCATCCTCGACGGGGCCTATTCGCCAGCCCGCTTTCACAAATTGTCTCCCGATTTTCGGAGCCCACTTCAGCCCCCTCGAGGTCGGCCAGATCCGCCCCGAAAAGAACTCGGCATGATACAGGTCGCCGATGGTCGCTTCAAATCGCAGGCCCAACTTAAGCGGCTCTTTGCAAGCATCCAACATTCCTTGCAAATCGCGAGCCGCCCCGACCGCGATCGAGTCATCTCCACCGACGCCCACCATAGCTATCAACGACAGGCGCCGTAGCGCCTCGCCCATGATACGCGAGTTGCGGACCGTGGTATCATCACGGCCCGAGCGGTTGGTCCCTTCGATCTTGGCGTACGTCCCGTGGTTGCCCTTCGTCTTAAGCGTTCCACTGGTCGCGCGCCACACGCGCCACACCGCACACTCAGTCCCCTCACGGCATTGATGACATCGGCGCTCATGCGACCGCTGCGCGACGTCATGCCAGAACGCCTCCGCGTATTTCCCCTGGCACGAGTCCATCCGTGACACGTCGCCCGACATGTACACCGGATTCGAAAAATTGGACCGCGCCTCTTCAACCCATGCCCCCAACTCCTCCGCAGTCAAGCCGCTGAGGTATGCAATCGGCGATGAACCGTCGCACGGCCACATCGCTTTCAACTCACAATGTAAGGACACGGCTTCAGGACCGATTATCGTGTGAACAACGGGTTCAAACAACGTTATGGCGCGGGCGTCCTTCTCTTCGAATGAACGCCCGTCGCTCGTCGCCATGTCCCCGTCAGGCCCGCCGCAGATCGTGTTTTCGCGTTTCACAAAGATTCGCACGCGTGAGAGGCGGCCCAGCTCCGTATCAGCGGACCACGCCGCGCGCATTTGCGCGTAGCGTTTTCCGCTGTACCGAGCGAGCCACTCCTCCGTGGTCAGGTATTCTTTACCATCCAACATCCACTCTTTCGCGTTCGCCTCTGCGATCACCGCCTGCACGTCTGCTCGCTGCCACGCTGCTTTCACACAGTAATCCGCGGACTTTGACTCGTCTTCGACCCGAGCCTTTGCCGCCCTGTTGACAAACGCGCACCACTCTGAGTGGACGCAGTCGCGCAACAATGCGGGGTACCTCCGCGAATATATCGGACCCTCAGGCCGATGGGTTTTCCTCCCAATACACGGGACGTCCGGCCCCAACCGGACAGGACACTGCGTAGCACCCAATTGGCGCTCGCTGAAACACACGTCAAGGTAAGTTCGCGGTGCATAGTACAACCCCGC